ACGATCTTTGTTCTCGCACGAGTTAGAAATCCCTCCTGCAGATTCTCGTACCTATCGAACAAGTACTTGGTGACAATAAAGCCCAACACGGAGTCGCCCATAAATTCCAATGTTTCATAGGAACCTTCGACGCCATCGTGTTGAACAGAAGATTTGTGCTGGAAAGCCTTGCGGTACACATCGATGTTTTTGATGTTTGTACCGACGATGGCCTCAACCTCCTGAGTGGATATCATTTTCTAAAATTAGGGTGCGTTTTTTGTTTAAGCCTTGACGAAGTGCTTGGAGATGTGCTTCTGCAGGGTCATATAAGAGAGTGTCTCTCCCTGAGGTGTCTTGAGGAGACCCTTCAGTGCATCATCCTGAATAATCTTTCGTCCATCCTCTGGGTGGGACAGTCCCTTATCCTTGACGTACTGCTTAACGTAACGGGTCACATCCGTGCGAGACACCTCAGTGCCCTCGGCGAGACCCATAAAGTCGGTCAGGTCCTTGGTGACCTTGCTGGGCTTGTTGAAACCAGTGTTGGCGGCACGCTCCTTGGCCTTGGACCCATCGGGATCATCCTGAACCTTGGCGATCTTGCGAACCAACTTGGTGAGACTCTTGATCTCCTTGCGCATCTCAGCGAGCTCCTTCATCACATCCTCGGTAGACATTGTTTTTCGTACTTACCTTTGTTTTCTTCTCTTTAATTTACTTCTCAAGGAGAGATCCCCCAATACCCCCTAGGATCTTGTAGGACATGGATTCACGGACAAGTGCCTGATCCCCACAGAACCCACCTGGACTCATGTCCTTGGTGTAGTAGGCGGCATCCTTGCCTGGGCCAGGGACGCAGTCCAGAGTGTATGGAAGCTTGGTGATAGCGTCCCCTGAAATGAGTGGCTCCACATTGATATCCTCTGGGGCCAACTTGTAACCACTCTTCTTCATGCCCATAAAGCACTTGACGTACATGAGCACCACGATGGCCAACACGAGCACGAGAGCGAATTGACTACTGATCATAATTCCTTAATACAACTATCTATTTTTTTCTGCGTTAAAGACTTGGACATAAGTTTATATACTGTCATTAAGTATGAGTGAATTTGAAATCGAGCTCGACAACAATGATGAGTTGATGGTTAACCTGGATGCCGATGAGCAAAATCTTTTCAATGGTGTTGTCCTGGATGCCACTAAACGCAAGCGCACGAACAACCCGAGGATGGACGAGCGTCCTATGGAGACCCCTGCATCTTCATTTATGGCATTTGCGAACCACGGAAAACAGACACCTTCTGCACGTCCTCCTGCACCACAGGAAGAGCCAGAAGATCATGGTGAGGGTTTCGGCGACGATTACGGAGGAGGTGGAGAAGGTTATGATGACGAAGCGCCTTCTCCTGGATACAAGTCCATCGACGATGAGAAGGCTGACCTTTTGAATAAGATCACCCGTCTGGAGAAGAAAGGCATTCGATCCATTGAGCGTCTGAATATGCATTCATCTATTCATGACATCCGCGGTGAGGCAAAGAGAATGTCTTATTCCATCGACGTTGACCAGTCTATTAAGTTTCAGAGACGTATGCTCATCGCCTGTGTAACTGGAATTGAGTTTCTCAACAAACGTTACAACCCCCTTGATATCTATTTGAATGGTTGGAGTGAATCAGTCATGGATGGTGTAGATGACTACGATGATGTATTCGAGGAGCTTTACATTAAATATCGGGGAAAGGCGAAGATGGCACCCGAGTTGAAGTTGATGATGATGCTCGGTGGTTCAGCAACAATGTTCCACCTGACTCACTCGATGTTCAAGTCAGCGATGCCACAGATGAATGACGTCATCAAACAGAATCCTGATCTTATCAAGAGTATGATGTCTGCCGTGGCAAACACAGCCAACAACGCAAAGAATGCCAACTTGGATCCCCGTCCAGTTCCGCCAATTGCCAGGCGGGAAGTTCAAGGACCAAGCATGGATCTTTCTTCACTTATGTCGACGTTCATGAATCCTCAATCCACCGCCACACGTGACCTTGAGGAAAACGTGGGTCCCGCCAGACCTTCAAGCGACGGGTTTATTGATGACGACGTCTCTGACATTGTAAGTGTGAATGGTGAGTCTGTCAAGGAGGTCGAAGTTTCGGCCCCCAAGAAGAAACGTGGCAAGAAGGGAAAGACAACATTGGAATTGTAAATAATTTCCTAGTTGATATTAAATAATGGTAGGCTACTGTTCCATTGATGATGCCTACGGAGGACTTCCTCGAGAGACGGTAAAACCGCCGCCGCCTCTAGAGAAAGTTGTGGAAAGAGTTCCAGAAGATAATGTGGAATTTTACGAAATTGATGGCGTTATGGATTCTGAATTGGGTTATATAGTAGTTCTCTTCATGGCTGGTGTTGCAGCGTTGATGATCAAGGACATTCTTCGTGTTCTATCTTGAGAAATCGCTTTCCAGTAAGATATCCATGGTAGAAAAGTTCCGTTTTCTTGTCATCGTCCATAGAAAAATTAAATGCCTCTCCTTCTTTCATCTTGATGAAGATCGTAGGCTTTTCATAGACCACTCTATTTCTCATAATTGAAGTGATAAAGTGTTGTATGAAATCGACAAATGACCCTATGTGGGGTGGCTTTTCCAGGGAAGGTTCTGGATCAAGTTCGATTGAGACAAGTTCCTCCATGTCCTTGTCAATGAAGGGAGTCAGAGGACAAGTTTCGAATGCAGCTAGATCTACGTAGCGATGTCCCTGATAGACCACAGACTCGAATAAGAATGGAATACTGATACTCATGCAGACCGCATGGGACACCGACATATCAGGATGGGTGTGATGTGAAAAGTAGCAACTCTTCTGCAACGTGATGTTGTATGCTGAAACGTAAAAGTCCAGACCACACCATTCCTTGAGTTCCTTGAACGTAAAATCTTCCTTTCCAGACAACTCCATACAGATCTTGGTAAATACCTCTTTCCACCTGGTTACTGGCACCAAACCATAGTTGTTCAGAAGAGACTTCAGGTTCAATCGCATAAGTGAATTGACATCAGCAACATCTCGGATGATTTTAAAAAGTCTGATGACGTCCCACTTGGCTACCAAACATCCAAATGCCACTATGGATCCTGCAGATGATCCAGCAACGGCTTCTAGATCATTGATTTTATCGTAGTTTCGAAGTGCATAAACTGCCCCTAGGATTGCATAGAATCCCATGGCTCCTGGTCCCACGATGAGATACTTCATCCTTTTTAGAACTCGAGAGGACTTTGTGAGCGAATAACCGCGAATAAGATCCAATAAAGAAACGTGTTCCTTACTATAAATTCTTGTTTTGTGGTCATCCCGCTCAGAAGAAAGTACATTCCTGATGCGAGATAGACCTCGCTTGGCCGAACCACGAACTTCATTACCCCACGAAGAATGATTATATAAAGGATACCGAACACAGAGGTCATTCCCAAACGATCTGTAAAGTCTCCCATACCCGTCACGGCGGGTGAAAGGAAGGCGAATAGAACGGTTGGAACAATGACCTTTGTACTTGTGACGTCTGGCAGTCTGACCATAACTATTGATTGCCAACATTTAAAACTAATAGTAGTACTCATTTTTACAAAACTCAGAAAACGTAAGCGTTACAGGCATCATATTATCATAACATTGTTCTCTGTATAACTCCCAGTTATTCCACAACTCATCACTGTAATAGGCTATCCAATCTTCATACTCGTATTCATCTGGATCCACAAAGCCTTCCTCTTCCTCATTGTCATTGTCGTAATCCTCAATCACCTGAGGCTCGGCAGAAATTGGAGTGTAGTCAAGAAGATTAGATCCAACCATTTTGGTTACTTATTCACTCTTCAGATTTCTTCTTTAACTTGAGTTGAAGGCTTGATGTCTCCTTGGGCTCCAATTTATCTTCGATTTCCTTGATAATCTGATTGAGACGTTCCTGACCACCTTCAATATATTTTGGTAGTTCATCCATTAGGATTTTCTTAGTGATTGCAGGCTTCTTAACCGACGTCTTCTGGGTGACCTTAGTACCGCCACGCGTTTGGACGTCATCAATCTTCTGAGCCTTCATGTATCCACCAATAAAGGTCTTCAAACTGGCCTCGCGGTCCTTTAGCACCTTGATGGCCTTTTGTGCCTCAGTTAATTGTGTCTTGATCACCTCTAGCTCGGCAATCGCCTCCTTGAACTGATCGCTAATCGGCATTCCGTCAGACATCGTTTTGTTAACCATTGGTGTAATTTCTTTAATTTACAAACAGTCAGGGTTGTTTCCCTGAATGTTTCTAAATGTATTAAACTAGATTAATCTAAGCGGTACCCTGACCAATCTCGAAAGCAGGGCGCATCTGGTCTGGCACGATAGTGGACGTGTTGAAGATACTGACCGGGTCGCGCGGGTTCGGGGGCTCCGAGCGGATCTGCTGGTTCGCGTTGCGGAGAGCACCACCGACAGTCTCGGGGTAGCCGATGAGGGCGCGGGGGTTCAGGTAGTTCTGACCCTTCAGGATGTCATCGGGAGCGAACTCGCCGAAATCCTCCTGAGCCGCCACGTCGCGGGGGAGCAGGCTGGACGCAATTCCCATGCCGTTAGCAGCCGCCGCGGGCATAGCCATGCCGTTTCCGTTAAATGGAGCACCTGTAGAATCAACCACGTTGGCACCCTCATAACCCTCCTTTCCATTAATGTAGCTCCAGCTGTACATGCCCTCCTTGGGAGCCATTCCGAGGGCACGGCGGATCGCACCGTTGTTCGCCCACATAAAATAGCCCACGGCAACGAGCAGAGCAAGTAGCAGCATGGTTTCGGTCTTCATCATCTTAACCTTCATATCCGTTTAATGTTACTTACTAAAAAAATTCATCCTCTTCCTCTTCCTCTGGCTCTTCATCGAAAAGACAATCAGAAAAATCTACGACCGCCTTCTTTGGCTTGGGCTCGGCCTTAAACTTGGCCTGGTGAAGCACCCACTCGGTCTCGAAACTTTTCTGAAGAAACTGCACCGAACGGAGCTGGACCACCACGTCTACTACATCATCCTTGACAAGATTCTTGTCCTCCAAAAGCTCCCGCTTGGCATCATACAGCCTGACCGTTTCCGCCTTGTGCACGCTCAAGATATTCTCGTCAAGAGAAAAAGAAGAAGTAAATGCGCTTTCAAGTCGAGAGTCTGCGATCTCCTTACCGAACCAAGCCATCTTAGACTCCTTAGCCTTTGCCAGAACAGCATCCTCGCACTGTGCCACGGTCTCGTCATCAATCTTGAGAAGAATCTCATCGTCCACAGAGTCCACCTGGGCTCCCTTGAGTGTAAGCAACAAAGGTTTTCCGTCGTCCGCACGAATAGCAACCTCCTTGACCCCGTCTTCCAAAGTAACGATCTTGGTAGAGAACTTCATTTCTATTTATTAAAATGTAATGTTTAAGTAGATGGCGTCAGACGCAGAAGAAGATCACATAGAACATCTCGAAGCCAAGTTCCTGGTGGACAAACAAAAGCGCATCGAGAATGGCATGAGCTGGCACCCTAAGCAGGAAAAACTCATCAAGTCTTGGGGTGAAAAGGCTCTGGGGTACCGATGGATCCATCACAGATCTGCGATACGCCACAGCGTTTCTCATACAAACTTTTCTATCATCAACATCGCCTTGACCACCCTAGCTGGTCTGGGGACTCTGGTGGCTTCCTCTGAACAAGAAAACTCACAAATACTCTTGTACGTATTCAGTTTTCTGAACTTGACGGCTGCAGGGATTGCCAGCGTCCACAAGTTCCTGAGGTGTGGCGAGCAGTACGAATCCAACATGCAGACGTCCAAGTTATTCAGTCGCCTAGCACGTGATATCTCCCTGGAACTCTCCCTAGAACCAGAAGACCGAATGAATGCCATTGAATACTGCCACAAGGTCCGTGAAGACTACGACAAAATCATTGATCATGCTCCAGAGGTTCCAAATGACATCATCAATGAATACAAGAAAATGATGGACGAAGAAGACCCTGAGAATAAATTGGCCAGACCCGAAATGGCAAATGGAAAATTTAAGATATATTCAAGTTCTGAACGTTTAGATAATGCTAGCATGGAAGAGCACACGACCCGGTGGACAAACTTGCTGAATAAGGCGAGACGCATGAAACCTACTTTACCGATTTAGGTCCTCGAGCCACATGTCCTTGGTGGTCATCCCCTGAATACGCTTCAGTTCGTCCAGCAGAACTCTGGCTTCTTGCATGAGTTCCTGAACCGCCTCCTGAGTGTAACGCGACGTCTTCAGTCCCCAGAGATGCTCGAAACTTCCATCAACCTTTTTGAACTTCTTGAGCATATTCTCCTCGGCATCGGCCTTCTTCAGTCCCATGACCCTGAGGGACCCATCAAGGATACCCTTGACAAAGTTGGCGCGGTCCATCGCCATCCCAGAACGTTTCGCCAAGGTTGCCACCAGATACTTCTTGCGCTTGTCGTAGAGTGTCATCCGTTCGGTTGCGTAAGTCCTTAGGATGTCCAGGGGCGTATCAAACTTCTCGATGCCATTGGGTCCGTGAAGATACATGTTGGTGCTTCGGATCATCGAAGTCAACTTGAGATCCTTCTCTGGTGCAGAACCCTTGTAGCCGGTAATCACGAAACGGACATTCTCCTCCGTGCTGTGATTGCTGTAGTTCTTGATGACATTCTTCTCAACAAGCCCTTCCAGAAACTCCTTGTAGGTCTGGGTCCATGTGCCAGGTGGGAGTTCGGTGACCTCGACCTTGTCCCCACTTGCCTGCCACACACCTGCGAGCGTCCAGACACCCTCGTCCGATGACGTAACGGTCCCCTTGAATCCACGGAACCAAGGCTTCATCGGCTTGAGTGACTCTCCACGAATGAACCGTTTCAGATTTTCCTTGACGTCCACTGGATTGTGTGGAGGCACCTTGCAACTGAAGCCCGTCCCGATACCCTCCGCGCCATTCACCAAAATCATTGGCATGGTGGGAAGATAGTATTCTGGTTCAATGGGCTTTCCATCATCCTTGAGGTAGGTTAGGCAGGCATTGTCCCTTTCATCAAAAACCTTGGCGTGTTCGGACAGACGCGTGAAGATGTACCTGGCGCTTGCATGATCCGAGCCACCAGCCAATCGGGTCCCAAACTGACCACACGGCTCCAACAGATTCATGTTGTTAGACCCCATGAAGTCCTGTGCCAACCCCACAATGGTCCCCTGCAAACTCATCTCGCCGTGGTGATAGGCCGTGTGCTCGGAAATGTAGCCAGACAACTGAGCCACCTTGACCTCTGAAGTCAGATTGCGCTTGATGCACCCGTAGATCACCTTGCGCTGAGAAGGCTTCAGTCCGTCTCGAACATCTGGAATGGATCTGCGAATGTCCGCGTGGCTGAACTGAATGAGATCCTTGTGAATGAAGTCTGAAACGGTCACCGAAGTCACCTTTCCGTAGGGAAGTGGATCGCCACGAAACGGTTCGGCCAGCCAGCGCTTCCGATCATCCGCCAGCGACTTGTCAAATGCCAGTCCAACCGACTTCTGACTTTCCTGGTCAGCCACAAACCCAACGGTCAGACGTCCAAGATCCCTGAAGTACTCCTTGGCTTCAGCTGAAGTCGAAGTACCCAGACCCTTGTAGTACTTGATGGTGACTCCACGTGGCACCCTTCCCTGATGGGTCTGCTCGAGCCAGTTCACAAAGTCCCTCTCCGAATAGAAGGATTCGTTGATCCGTCCTCCTTTCACTCGGATCACAGGTGTGATCATGCTCACCACGAATCCCATGGTGATCAACTCGGGCCAGTAGCAGTCAAACATATTCAAGACCAGACCCTTGATGTGTGAACCATCCACGTCGGCATCGGTCATGATCATCAGTCTTCCGTAACGAAGGTCGCTCAGGTCTGAATACTTCTTGCCTTGCTGAAGACCCAGGATCTTCTTCAAATCCGAAAATTCCTGGTTGGCCGTCAGTGCCTTCGACCCCAAGTCCCGAACGTTTCTGGGTTTGCCCTTGAGTGGAAAGACGCCATACTGGTCTCTGCCGACCACAGACAGACCACTGATAGCCAGAGCCTTGGCGGAATCTCCCTCGGTGATGATCAGCGTGCACATCTTGGACTTGACCGTCCCTGCCCAGTTGGCATCGTCCAACTTGGGAATGCCTGAAATCCTGCTCTTCTTTGCGCCATCGGTCTTTTTGAGGTCACGAACCTCGGAAGCCTTGGTCTGTGCCAAGAGTTCCTGTTCCAGAACGCCCTTGACCTGCTTCAAAAAGGCAGGCGTAGGTTCAAACTTGGATCCAAAGTCCTGCACGCGGGACATGCACTCGTGTTTGGACTGACTGGAAAACGAAGGGTTCACCAGAACCGCCTTGACCACCACCAACATGCACTGCTTGATCTGTGCAGGTCTCAGTTTGGTCTTTTTGGCTAGGTCAGAAGTAATCTGACTGACCACGTGATCCACATGGGTTCCTCCCTTCTCGGTACAGATGCCGTTGACAAACGAGATTTGCTTGAAGCCCGCGCCCGCCGAGGAGCAGACCAGCACCTCCCATCGGTCTTGCTTGAGTTGAGCCAGAGGTTGATATGTGAAGCGTGAAGTGTAATCCTGAAGATTCTTGATCGCCAAGACCTCGCCGTTGTAATGAACCTTGCACTTGGCTGGCACCCACGCTGCTGCATCCAGAGCCCTCTTCATGAACATGTCCTTGACGTCCTTGGTGATACCCTTCAGACCGAAACGTTCCCAGTCTGGCACCCAACTGACTTGCACCTTGGCTGTCTTGCCCGCGAAGGACTTGATTTTGGGTTCGGAACAGATGCGCATGTTGTCTTTCCAGACTTGGTGATAGGACTTTTTTGTGTCCGGGTCATCCACCTTGATCTCGAACTCTTTGGAGTATATGTTGGACAACTTGGCGCCGTAGCCGTTACGCCCACCCGTGGTCCTCTCTTCTGAGTCATCATAGTTGGATGAAGTCAGCAGGTGACCGAAGATAAGTTCGGGCGTCCAGACCTGCGTCTGTTCGTGGATCACCACTGGGATGGAGACGCCGTTATTGGCGATGGTGATTCTACCCGATTCATCCACGTCGATGGATATCTTTGTAACGGATGGATTCAGAGAACTCTGATCCAGAGCATTCACCAAGATTTCGTCGAAAACCTTGGTCAGTGCGGGGGAGACACGCACGGTACGTTTGATAAACTTGTTGTTATCGGGGACCCACACATCCCTGTCTTCGGGCTTGACTTGACCCACGTAACTGTCGGGTCTGTCAAGGATGTGTTGATGGAGGGTCTTCTTGGTATAAACCGTCATTAGTAAGGTACCTACCTTGCGTTTCTATTCTTTAAGAGTCTGAATTGACATTGGTCCCAGGGATTTTAACGTTTGGTAGAGGGTTAATACTGAAAATCATTGATAGCATGACAATCAGTGGTGTCGAGAAGGTTACCAGAATGGATGTGCCTGGCATATTGCGTTTTCTAAGGGCATATCCAGCGTAGAGGGGGATCATGATGGAACGCCAATAATTGTATACGTTATTGCTGGTCTGAATGCCGATAATCGGAGAGAGGATTGAAGGGACTAACATAAGTGCAATAATTACACCAAGATTCTTGTTGAGATTGGTATCGTCTCCGAGGATCCACCATTTGGGAATGGCGATCGACAATATAAGTACCATGTACATGATGGCACCTGGGGCCATCCAAAAGTTATTCTCGGGACCTGAGAGGTAGGCAGCGAGAACCACTGCAAATGCAAAAAGAAGTGTGAAAGCCGTCACACGACCATCGCTTGACTTATTGTCTGCCATTACTATTAGTGTTTGTGATTTTATTCTGTTCCGCCACGGGAGACATCACGGGTTCTGGAGTAAACACGACGGGTTCGGGCTCCATGGGCGGGGCACCTCCGCTGTTCTTGAAAATCGACTTGAGAACTGGATCGGCCAAGGTGAAGTTGGCACCAAATCCGAAGGCGGCGATGATGGCCGTGAGACCTTCGTTATCCGGATAGTCCGCATCGGCGTTATTGGACTGGACCCACATGGTGAATGCGAGCAGACCCATCATGGCCAGTGGAGGCACTGGGTTCATGAACAGACCGCGGAAGGATTGGATACCAGTTGCGAGTGCGTACAGGACTAGCAATTGAACCATTGGAATGAAATCCTTTTGCCAGTCTTTGAGATCTTCGAATCCCTTCTTGGTTTTATTGTATGGGAGTTGATTGACTGTATTCTCATTTACCACTTCATTCCGACCGCGAAGGAAAAAGTAGAGGCTTGGAAGTACAATGACAAACCATGCCAACAAACTTAGGTTATTATAAAACGAAGTCCCAGTCGCGACTGTGATGCCCTTGACGCTGAGAATAGAAGGAAGGGATTCCTGTAGCACCTGGAATGCCATGATCAATATCAATGAAATGATACCAGTATTTCTGACTCTCTTTTCCTGGGTCACTTTGATGTACCTTGTGAAGAAATAGACTGCGAACACTAACACTGGAGGGATGGGATTGCGAATCAGGCCTTGAGTATACGGATTGGTTGTTGCTGTCACCACGATCATCAGCTGAATTGCAATAATCACAAGACGAAAGAACTCGGGCGTCTGGGCAAACGTTTTAGGCTTCTTACCAGTTGACTCCAGCTCCTGACGTTCGACGAAGAACCAGATATTTGGCAAAAGAAGAATAAACCAAAGAAGTGTAGAAGCGATGGTGTAATTGGTAGTTCCAGGCTGAAGACCTGTAAACTCTCCACCGACGAAGTTTCCACGTTTGACTGCTGTGATAAGCTGAGGGACAACAATTATAGCCACCAGTGAACTTATTGCTACCCACGGGATCAATCTTTTATCATCAAATTTTTCGTCCTTCTTAACGTATCGCAATAGGTAATACATTGAGATCATGACGACGGGTGGAATTGGGTTCATAAGCAATGCCCGTGCAGATGGAGCTGCGGCGAAGGCACCTCCAGCGAGAAACACCTGAAGGAACAGTAGCAGTGCCCTTTGCCAGGTTGGAACCTTTGTTTTCTTTGGGTCACTGTTGACATTAAGATACATGGTAGGTAGGATCAGGGCCGACCACAGGACCCAAGAACCAAACATGTACCCTGGACTCGATACATCCATTATTACTATTATTTTGGATTTTAAAATTGGGCGGCGATCCGTCCAGCCGTTTCACGAAGTGAGTCTACATAAAGTGAAATTCCAGAAAGAATAATCATGCGAACCTGACTGTCCGTGATCGTGTAATCAAAAAGATACTTCAAAAGTGAAGCGGTGATGAATACAAATACGGCGATGTTGCCAACGTCCCTTGCTGGAACGTCCAAGAATCCTATCATCGTAAGTGCGAAAATGAACATGGACGTTGTTAGGAAGATGAACTTGAAAAGTTTGGTACGTTGTTTGGAAAGTTTTTCTTGATCTTCGTCGATTGGATTTTCCTCCAGTCTCTTCAGTGCTGTTTTTGCTGCACCAAGTTCAATCTTTTCATAGAACGTGAGTTTGTTCTTTGGTTTCTCTTCCAACTTGGCGATGGTTTCTTCATAATCTTCTTTAGTGGGTTTGTCTTCCGCCTTGATTTCCTGATCAGTCAAAATTGCCCAGACCTGAAGAAAGAAATATGCAAATAGAAACTTGAAGAAAAAATCAAAATCCTTTATTGTCGGAAGATAAGGTTCGGCCATTCTGCTATTAACCGATATAATAATTAGTTATCAATGAAACACCGAGAGGCACCAGGTACTTGGCGTATGCATCGTTGAAGAGATCGAACTGACCAAGTGAACTCGGCACGGCAATCAGTAAAACGATCAGTCCCGAGAAGGTTGCTGGGCGACTGGACCCCTTGGCCTGAAGGGTGATGAACATTAGAGAAACCACGGAGAGGATATAGAATAATAATGTGAAGAACTCCTGAAATGTAGCTGTCCTCTCTTCGTCGGAACCTTCAGCTGGTTCCGTTTTGTTCAAAAGGTTCATGATCTTGCTCACCAATTGGAGAACAAAGTAATTGAAAAAGTAAAGACTGATAAAGTACACAGCCTCGGCGGGATTGAGCGCAGGCACCACACCAGTAGCGTCGGCCAT